ATGCGCTTACCCCAGATGATATAAATCCTTATATACCTTTTCCAGAATTAGATATTGATATAAAACCTGTAGTAACTCCTGTAGATGATGGTATTGCTTACAAAGGTGGCAGCAAAGATTTTGACTTCACTGGTGGTGGCTCGCAATTTGAAACTGAATTACCAGTAGCTCTCAAGCCTAAGCCTAAACCTAAGCCAAAACCAAAGCCAAAGAAAAAACCTAGAGATATGATTTTTGCAAGTGCTAGACCAAAGAGTCGTGGAACTGTTAGAATGGGAAGAGGATAATAAATATGCAAAATTTAAGAATTTCTGAAGATGGGCAAATGCCTATTGATATGCAAATAGAAAAAATGCTGGGCGAGCAAGGCAGAACTTTATCTAATATAGATAGAGAAATGATAAAGAATATGATTGCAGCAGGAACTGATCCTCAAGTTATTATTAAAACAATGATGGGTCAACCAAATAGACCAACTCCACCAAGTCCTAATGAAAACAGAATGCAAGAACAAATGATGACTGGCCAAAGAATACCTATGAAAGATGGTGGTACACCTTTCCCAGATTTAACAGGCGACGGTCAAGTTACTCAAGCTGATATCTTAAAAGGTAGAGGCGTATATGCAGAAGGCGGCGCAGCTATAGGTGACGAGCTTGCTGGCATGGAAATGTCTGAAGAAGATGCTATGGCTGAAATACAAGGTATTGCTCCGCAAGCAAAAATGATAGAACAGCTAGTTATGGCTGTAATGCAAATGATTCAACAAGGCATCGGCGAACAAGAAATTATAGATTTCTTAAAAGAACAAGGGCTTGATGAAGAAGACATAGAAGATCTATTTACAATGGTCATGCAACAAATGCAACAAGGCCAACAAAGTCAAGAAGACCCAATAGCTAATGAGCTACAGGAGATAAGTTAATGCAATATATGAATCAAGGAATGCCGCAACAGATGCAGCAACAACAAGGTATGCCGCAACAACAAGGCCAAGCTGGTATGCCGCAACAAGGTGGACAAGCACAAATGATGGGTATGCAAGGAATGTCGCCACAACAAGGTATGCAACAACAGATGTTGCCACAATATAATCAAATGCGTGGCAATGGCGGTGATGGGATTAAAATTCAACAACAAGGCGGTATAACTTCTATAGGACAACCACCTCAACCACTTCAAGATAGTAACCCTACGCAACGTACATTTGATAATACTCAACTTAGAAATGAGGGACCTATGCAAGATATACGTATTGGTAACTATGGTTTACAGCAACAAGAACTACGAGATATGCGAGCTATAAGGCCTGGTCAGGGTCAACCACCTCAAGATCATAATAGACGAATGCCAATTAATGCTGTTAGACCACCTCAACAAGTTGGCGGTGGCTTTATGCCACAACCACCTATGTTTGGTGGAGGCGGTAACTTCGGTGGCGGATACGGCAGACCTCCTCAGTTTGGAGGCGGTGGATTTGGCGGCAACTTCGGTGGCGGTGGCAATCCATTTCGTAGACCTCCTATGTTTGGTGGTGGTAATCAATTCGGAGGCGGCTATGGACGACCTCCTCAATTTGGCGGCGGTTTCGGTGGCGGAATGGGCGGCGGTTATGGCGGAGGCTTCGGTGGAGGTTTCGGCGGCGGCAACAGATTCGGCGGTGGTAATAGATTCGGTGGTGGCAATCAGTTTGGCGGTGGATACGGCGGTGGATTTGGTGGTGGTAGACCTCCCCAGTTCGGCGGTGGATTTCCAGGCATGGGCGGTGGATTTAGAGGCGGCTTCCCAGGAATGGGCGGCGGTATGGGTGGAGGCTTTAGAGGCAATCCATTTGGTAATCAATTCGGTGGCGGACGTGGTGGCTTTGGTGGCGGACGTGGCGGTGGACGTGGTAACTTCGGCGGTGGACGTAATCCATTTCAAGGTGGCGGTTTAGGCGGTATGTTCCCAGGAATGGGTGGCGGTAATTTCCGTGGCGGAAGACCTCAACCATTTAGAGGCAATCAAATAACTGGAGACGTACCAAGAACGCGAGGCCCAGAAAGTGTTATGCGAGGACGTAATTTTGGTATGTTTGCTAGATAAAAAGTGAACTTCTCAAAGTTAACGGAGACAGAGCTTAAGGAAGCCCTGATGCTCAAAGAAAAGCTTGACGGCTTTGAAATACAAGAAAAATGCCAAAACGATTTTTTGTTCTACGTGGAACACATGTGGCCCGAATTTATATGCGGTCGTCATCACAAAATATTTGCAGAAAAACTTAACAAGGTAGCGTCAGGCGAGATTAAACGTTTGATTGTTAACATGCCTCCTCGTCATACTAAATCAGAATTTGCTTCTACTTTCTTTCCGTCATACATTATGGGTAAAAAACCTAAGATGAAGATTATGCAAACAACTCACACAGGTGAACTAGCTGTGCGATTTGGTCGTAAGGTCAGAAACTTAATGGATCAAAAAGAATATAAAGATGTATTCCCTGAAGTTAAGTTACAAGCCGATAACAAATCAGCTGGACGTTGGGAAACTAATAAAGGCGGCGAATACTTTGCAGCTGGTGTAGGTGGTGCTGTTACTGGTAGGGGTGCGGATTTACTTATCATTGATGATCCTCATTCAGAGCAAGATGCTCTTAGTCCTAATGCTCTCGAATCTGCTTGGGATTGGTATACATCTGGACCTAGACAGCGTTTACAGCCTGGTGGAGCTATAGTATTAGTTATGACGCGTTGGTCATCTATAGATTTAACAGCCAAATTATTAGAATCTCAGAAAGAACCATTAGCAGATCAGTGGGAAATGATAGAGTTTCCTGCTATTTTTCCTGAAACAGATAACCCTTTGTGGCCTGAGTTCTGGCCTAAGGATGAATTATTAAAGGTTAAGTCTTCTATTCCAGGTATTAAATGGAATGCTCAGTGGATGCAAAATCCTACTGCTGAAGAAGGCGCTATTATTAAACGTGAATGGTGGAAGCGTTGGAAACATAAAACTATCCCGCCTGTTAAGTACATTATGCAGTCTTACGATACTGCATTTTCTAAAAAACAATCTGCTGACTTTTCTGCTATCTCTACATGGGGAGTCTTTAAACCCTCAGAAGATGAGCCTGACTGTTTAATATTATTAGACTCACAAAAAGGCCGTTGGGATTTCCCAGAGCTTAAAGAAATAGCTATGCGTGAATACACCTATTGGGAATGCGATATGGTATTAATAGAAGCAAAAGCTTCTGGTACGCCATTAACTCAAGAACTACGGCGAATGGGTATCCCTGTAGTTAATTACTCACCGACTAGAGGCCATGACAAACATTCAAGGATGCACTCGGTTGCTCCTATTTTTGAATCAGGAATGGTATATGCACCACAGAAAACTTTTGCAGAAGAAATGATAGAAGAATGTGCGTCATTTCCATTTGGTGCTAATGATGATTTATGCGATACTATGACTCAAGCCCTAATGCGTTTTCGTGAGGGAGGATTTGTTTCTTTAGCAAATGACTACGAAGATGAAGAAAGGCAAAGACCTCTTAGGGTATATTATTGATGAGATTATAAAATGGCAATAGAAAGACAATTTCCAGAAGAAGTAATAGATACAACAACAACTCAAGACGCGGATGCTTTGGATTCTCAAATTATTGATGTTCTAGAAGCTATGAACCCAGAAGAAGAGAATGTTCAAATGCAAGCGGATGGTTCTGCAATATTAGGCCCAGAAGAAGAAATGGCGCCAGAAGTAGGCTTTGCAGAAAATTTAGCAGAAGTTATTTCAGATAAAGAGTTATCTACAATCTATACAGAGCTAGTTGCAGCTATTGAAAGCGATAAGTCATCTAGAGAAGATTGGGAAAAAACTTATACTGATGGACTTAAATACTTAGGTATGAAGTTTGACGACAATAGATCTGAACCATTTGCAGGCGCTAGTGGTGTTATTCACCCGTTATTAGGCGAATCCGTTACTCAGTTCCAAGCGCAAGCTTATAAAGAATTACTACCAGCAGGAGGCCCAGTTAAAACACAAGTTATGGGTGCTTATGATGGTTTAGTTGAAGAACAAGCACAAAGAGTTAAAGAATTTATGAACTATCAGATTCTTCATGTTATGGAAGAGTATGACGAAGAGCTAGATCAAATGTTGTTCTATCTACCACTCGCAGGTTCTGCATTTAAGAAAGTTTACTACGATGAAACTTTAGGTAGACCTGTATCAAAGTTTGTAGCTCCAGAAGATTTAATTGTGCCTTACTATACAACTGATTTAGAAACTTGTTCTAGAATTACTCATGTTGTTAAAATGCCAGAGAATGATGTAAGAAAGTTACAAGCTATTGGTTTTTATAAAAATGTAGAAATAGATTCTGGCGATAATGTTACTTTAAACTCAGACATACAATCAGAAAAAGAAAAACTAGAAGGTATGGAACCTAGTTATGATGATGGTGAAGTATCTGTACTTTATGAAGTTCATTGTAATTTAGACTTAGAAGGCTTTGAGGATATGGGTCAAGATGGCGAGCCTAGTGGAGTTAAGTTACCTTACATAGTAACTATAGATTCTAATAGTGAAAACATATTAGCTGTTAGACGTAACTTCAAAGAAGAAGACCCAATGAAGAAGAAGACTGAATACTTTGTTCACTTCAAGTTCTTACCAGGCTTAGGGTTTTATGGCTTTGGCTTAACACACATGATTGGTGGCTTATCTAAAGCTTCTACATCTATAATGCGACAGTTAATTGATGCTGGTACTCTAGCTAACTTACCTGCTGGTTTTAAAACTAGAGGTATTAGAATTAGAGATGAGGATACTCCAATACAACCAGGTGAGTTTAGAGATGTTGACGCACCAGCTGGATCACTTAGAGATGCTATTCAACCATTACCATTTAAAGAACCTAGTGGAACTTTACTTAGCTTATTAGGTTTGTTAGTTCAATCAGGTCAAAAATTTGCTTCTATAGCAGATACTAATATTGGCGAAGGAAACTCGCAAGCACCTGTTGGCACAACTTTAGCTTTGATGGAAAAATCTAGCAAAGTATTGTCAGCTATACACAAAAGATTACATAACGGTCAAAAGAAAGAATTTAGATTATTGGCTACTATCTTTAAAGATAGTTTACCGACTACATATCCTTACCAAGTTTCAGGTGGAAACATGGAAATTAAGCAAGCAGACTTTGATGATAGAGTAGATATATTCCCAGTTAGTAATCCAGATATATTTTCTACTAGTCAAAGAATAGTAATGGCTCAGGAGATGATGCAGTTAGTGCAATCTAATCCTGAAATACATGGACCTGGTGGAACTTACGAAGCTTACAAAAGAATGTATGCAGCTTTAGGCGCAGACAATATTGACCAACTACTTATGCCACCACCTGATACAACTCCTAAACCTATGGAGTCTGGTATGGAAAATAGTGGCCTTATGATGGGTGGTCCAGCACAAGCATTTCCAGAACAAGACCATGATGCGCATATAGCAACTCATGTATCTTTATTAAACATGAGTCCTGTGCAAATGAATGCTCAGATTCAAGGAAACATACACTCACATATTATGCAGCATTTACAGTTAAAAGCAGACGCGCTTGCACAACAACAAATGCCTCCTGAAGCTATGCAACAGTATCAACAGATGCAACAACAAGCTCAGCAAATGCCTCCTGAAGAAGCAGCCCCTATAATGCAACAAGCTCAAGGTATGTTAGCTCAGTTTAGTTCACCAATTATGTCTGAGCTTATGCAACAATTTGCTCAACAAGTTTCTGCACCGCCGCAAGAAGATCCACTTGTTACTATTAGAAAACAAGAACTTGCTCTTAAAGGTCAAGAACTATCTCAAGATCAACAACAGTTTGAATCTAAAGAAAAACTACGTATGGAAGAAAAACTACGTCAAGATAAAATTGATGTAGATAGAATCCAAGCGCAAAAAGATATAGCTGAGTTAAAAGATGACACTACTAGAGATAGAATGGATCAACAAAAAGAATTAAAATTAATTGATATTGGGCTAAAAGGTCTGTAAGGTACACTTATGAAAAACGTAAAAGTATTAAAAGGAAAACAAGGATACTCTAACAAGGGCACTGTAACATTTAAAGCTGTTTCAGAAGCTCCTAAAAAAACCACTGCTTCTTCTACTCCAGGAATGGGGAAAGGGAAAGCTAGAGGTATGGGTATTGCTGATTTTGGTGGTAAGTTTTCTGGTATTTATTAAATGTCAATTCTTTGGCTGTCTGAACAGCTAAAAAAAAGAATTGGTGAAAAGAAAGAAGACATCCAAGTAGCTATTTTGAATGGCACTAAGGATGTTGAAGAATATCACTATCTACGTGGGCGCTACAATTCTCTCGCCGACTTAGAATCTGAACTTAGAGAATTGCTAAATAAGGTAATAGAAAACGATGAGCAAGGTAATAGTTCCTGAACATGTCGCAAAATCAGTAGAGAAAGATCTACAACAAAAAAAACAACAACAAGCAAAAGATAAGACACCTGAAACGGTTAAAGAAGTTGAAAAAGCTTATACAGAAGCAACAAAACGAGTCTTAGATCCATCTTTGCTTGATAAATCATTTTTAGAACGTATGCCTCAACCTACTGGGTGGAGGATTCTTATATTGCCATATAAAGGCAAAGGCGTAACTGAAGGTGGTATTCAACTAGTTAAAGAAACAGTTGATAGAGAGTCCTTAGCAACAGTAGTATCCTACGTTGTAAAAACAGGCCCACTATGTTATTCAGATAAAAAGAAATTTGGAGATACACCTTGGTGTAAAAAAGGAGATTGGGTGCTAATTGGTAGATATGCAGGAGCCAGGTTTAAACTTGGTGACGATGCAGAGTGCCGTATAATAAACGATGACGAAATTATCGCGACCATTGATGATCCCGATGATATTGTTAGCGCATAACGTGAGGAGGACTCATGCTAGAATCTGAAGTAAATGAAGAAATACAACAAGAAGTCATAGAAGATGGCGAAATTGTTGAACTAGATGCAGAGGAATCATCAGATGATGAAGCTAAAGCAGCTATTGATGATATTTCTGTTGAGGAAGAACAACAAGTTAAAAAAGAAGACGAGTTAGAAGATTATTCTAAAGGCGTTAAAAAAAGAATAGCTACGCTTACTAAAAAAATGCGAGAGCAAGAAAGAGCAGCTAATTCTGCTTATGAATACGCTCAAGGATTGCAAGCAGAAAATCAAAAATTAAAACAAAGTAGTACAGAATTAAATAAAAATTATTTATCCGAAGCTCAAAACAGATTAAATTCTCAAAGAGCACAAGCTAATGCAGTTTTAAAGAATGCTTATCAAGATCAAGATTGGGACAAGGTAACAAAAGCCCAAGGTATTTTAGATAAGATAACAGTTGAAGAAAGTAAGTTGGCCAACAGTAAGCCTGTTGTAGAACAGCCAACAAACTATCAAACGTATCAACAACCCATGCAACAACAGCAACAACAGATGGTTCAGCAACAAACAGAACCTGATCCTGATGCTGAGCAATGGGCTGATAAGAACGAGTGGTTTGGTCAAGATGAGACAATGACTTTAACTGCTTTTAATATTCATCGTAAATTAATTGAAGAAGAAGGCTTTGACACTTCTGATCCTGCATATTATGATGAGATAGATAAACGTATCAGAACTGAATTTCCTCACAAATTCTCAACAGGTGATGAAGTCAAGTCTAATAGCAAAATGCAGCAGAATGTTGCACCAGCTGGAAGAAGTGATAGTTCTGGGCGCAAACGTCAAGTCAAACTTAGCGCAAGCGAAGTTCAAATGGCAAAACGTTTAAATGTGCCGCTTAGTGAATATGCTAAGTACATTAAAAGGTAAATTATTATGACTGATG